AGGGTAAAGCTAACTGTTGTGTTAGCCGTACCCGTTTGTTGGACTCTATCTGCTAAGACAAGAGCCATATTAAGCTCCTATTAGCTAGTAGCAGTTGTGCTATATGTAACGCTTAAAGTATCCGTTGCAGCGACAGTTTTTGAACCGCCAGTAAAGTTACCAGCAGAATACAAAACGCCTGTAGTGGTGTCTTTAGTAGCAGAAGCAGATGCGCCGCCGTTAATAAAGCAACCGTTTACAGTACCACCAGATGTGAATGTAAATGTCACAGCTGAAGCGGCTTTAGTGGTTACGTTAGATGGGGTAGTACCAGAAGACGTAGCTGCTGTCCAAGTAGGAGACTGACGGTTACCTGAATAAGCTGGAGCATTAGTACCGCCAACTTCTGTCCAAGTGTGCGAACCCATAGTATCAGCTGCTGTATAGGTAGCTGTACCACCACAAAGACCCATGTAGTTAGCGCCCGCGGCTGTACCACCACCTGTACCAGTAGCACCAAAATAATAATCAAATAGGGCTTGTTTACCTACTGCCATCACCAAGTTAGGGGCATCAGCTTCCCACTTAATATTGCCTAGAGCATCATAGCAAATTGCGTGGTATATGCCCTGGACGCCAAAAGACTCGTCATGGGTAGAGTTTTTTCCTACTGAGGCAACTGCACTGTCACCTAAATTTGTTTTTTCAATGCTCATAAATACTCCTAACTAAATCTAATAATGGCAGTTGTAGAACTAGCCGTTGGAAAAGTTACAACAAAGTTTGGTCCTGCTTGTTTATCACTGCCAAAATCTAATACTGCAACTGCTGCATTTGTCGTACTATTGTAGATCAAAGCGCCCCTGCAGGTAAAGGAAACTCCAGTCCAAGTCACGTTATTAAACGATATGTAGGCTGTTTGGTCTAGCGTGGCTGGAACTATGGGGGTGAGGGTTTGACCGCCCGCCGTATAGCCCGTACCAGTGACTTCATTAGAAGTCGTATATGCAAGCGTTGCGTAAGATAAGTTTGCATTAGCTGTATAAAGGGCAATCTTATAAACATAAGAGGTTCCAGAGGCAAAGTTTTCTAGCCCGCTTAAACAGTTCTTTTTAAATACCGTACATTGACCTTGTTGAATAGCCATTAGAGTCCTTGGGCACGTAATTTAGTTTGACCATCACGGTAAGCATCGCCACGCTCAAGGCCATCACCAAGGCGTTTAGCTTGACCAAGAGCCTCTTCATACATGGTTTGATAGTAAGTAATAAGGTCTTGTTCACCCTTCATAAAAAGCATAGCTTCCCGCATAGCGCCGTAGAACAATATTGGGTCGTAATTATCGCCTAGCCAGCTTGTTCCAGAAGAATTATTAATAGTTGCAAGAGTGCAAGAGAAGCCAGACCCCGTTCCACCAAGATAGGAATTGCTTGCGCTAAGGGTATCCCCTACAACATAAAAATTGCCGCCTGTTGTAATAGTCACTGCAGTTACCACGTTGCCAGAAACAGTAATCGTTCCGATAGCCCCAGTACCGCTACCACCAGTTAAAGGAACGTTAGGGTAAACCCCATTAACGTAATTACTACCGCTTGTAAGGGGTGTGTTTATAGTAGCAGCCACACCTTGCACGATTGACTCAGGATAAAAGAAATAGTGTAGTTCTACGCCATAAGAAGAATCAGGAGTAGGTCCCATAATAAAACTAAGTTCTGTTGGTTGACTGTATTGAGGGCCAAACAAAGCGTAATATTTAGGTGTTCCTGTAGAGGTAGACTTAGAATATGCTTCTCTAATAAAGTTTACATCTTTGTTTAATAAATAAGTGTAGGTTCCATCTTCAGCAATAACGGCTAAAGAATATGTAGCAAGATAATCGTTTGGGGCAGAAAGATATTGGTTACTTGCAGTTAAATTACCAGTCACATTTTTACGCAAAGACGGGAACTGTACTGTATTAAATATGCGTGCTTCAGCTTCTTGGACAAAGCGAGGGATATTCGCTACGAATAACGATTCCGTGTTTTCAGAATAGTCCTGTATCGCTTGATACAGTTGAACATAGTTCATCGCCATAAATTATTCACTAGGTTGTGTTTCTTGTTCTTTTGTTTCTTGTAATTGTTTTTGAATGCCTATTTTTTGAAGCAACATAAATGCTCCAGATTTAGTAGGTAGTTCGCCTAACACATTGATAATAAAGTCTAATTCATTATTTTCTAATTCAATTTTCATATTTGATTCCAAGGTAATGGTGTGCTTTGAGGGCTTACAGGTGGAGTTTTCATTGACTCAATTTGACCGTCAACATTTGCATAATAATTGACTAAATTATTTGTTGCGCTGTTAACCCACCCAAGTACTATGTCTTGCGTAAGCTCATTATAAGGAATAAACACGTCCGATTGATTAGACTCAAACTGAACATTTCCATCTATTTTTGCAGAGTATGTACCGTCAGTACCAGAAACTGTAAATAACACATTAACTACATAGTCAGGGTCTGGTGTATTTACCGTATACATTCCATTAATAGTTGTTGTATATATAGTCGTCATGCCATTGGACCTCTAGATTTAATGCCTTTAGTTGCAGCGCCATAACCACGCATAGTAACGCCATCAGTCTTTTCTCTAGACGTTCCGTAGCTAACACCATTAGGTACTGGATCTTTTAAATCCGCATCTTTAACAGATTTAGTGTAAGCGTATTCACCAGCCTTCATAGGAGCCATGCCAGCTTCTACAGAAGCACCATTTTTAACATATGCAGACGCATCTTTGTTTTCTTTGGCGTGACCCAAAGGATACTTTTCAGTAGGCTTAATTTTAGCAAATTCATTTTTAGCCATGATTATCGTCCTCTTTGATTCGCACAACGAGCTAAGTTACGACCCATAGATTTGTAGTTCTTGTTTAAAGAACTTTTGTTAGCCTTTGGACCATTGTCAATTACTTTTTTGCCGTCCGTAGGAAAAACTTGTGCGTCAGTTTTACCTTTTTTAACTACTGGACCGTCAGCTGCTTTTTTATATCCCATGATTTACTCCTAAGTTGTTGATATTGTTACTGTACCCACTTGCCCAACTGCAATCAAGTAATTTGGCGTTAATACAGTATCAAAGTTACTTGCGCCACCAACAGGGTTCCAACCCCATTGAAATACTCTACTACCACCAGAAACATAACCCAAGCTATCTACACCAGAAGCGTAATAACTAATATCGGGTCTTGGTTCCCTAACTGCCTGTGGATCATTCACAGGGTACATCCCTAATTGTAACTGAGGCTGATCAGGTTCCCAACATTCTTGGCAGACTTTAATACTGACCATTTTAGTCTTAATAACTAATTTTCTAAGTTCAGCTAATTTGTATCTTTGCCCACAACGATCACATTCGGCAATTGAGTGTTTACCAGAAGCATATTTACTAGGCATAATTACCTCGTGTAGAACATGTTTCTAGGTACGAACCGAACTGCTGCTTTCTCTCTATCTTCATCTGCTGCTAGCTGAAATTGCTGATCATAGTCTGCTTTTAATGCCATAGCTCGTCCGCCATCTATGCCAGGAAGTTTCATACTTAACATATAAGCCAAACCAGCTACAAAGCAATTAATAAACCTAAATGGAATATCAGTAATATTAACACCACTGCCAGCATCTTGGATACGACGCATACGCCAATAAATAAAAGTATAAGTTGTTCCGCTAGCTGGGGCGGGCCATATATTTATACAAGGCAAGTATTGCTGGTATACCGCAGTACTAATAGCATGTGTTGCAGCTGTAGTACCATTTTGACCGCGCCAACAATTTAACAACTGGTTTCCAACAATATTAGTATAGGCAATAATTTCAGACTCTAATTGAATAAACCCTGTAGAAGGCAAATTTAACTGCGTAGGAGTTGAATTTGTAGCTGTACCAAGGGTAATTGTAGTTGCTGTAGTTGAAACCGCTGTAGTCGAAACAATATATTGGGTAAGGTCTGAATTGCCGCTTTGACGGTTTACCCACATTTGAACAGGGCGCCCAGTAGTTAATTTGTTTGGGATAGTTGAATAGGTAGATTCAGAAATTCTTGACAAATTAATGTCTTGTTGATTTGATGTACTTGCATTGCTAGTACGGGTAACTGCGTCCAAAATGTCAATGGTGTCTGTCGGCAATGCATAAATAGGTTGATTTGTAACCAATGGAATAGAGCATTCCTCAATAGTCCAAAGATTGATGCCCTTATTAGCCCATTCAATAGTCATTAAATTCATAGACCGACGGGCTGTTTTAAGGTCATAACCCGTACGCGATTGCGTACCGCAACGCTCAAAGGCTTCTTCTACAAGCTCAGTGAGGTCTAGGTTGAACGTAGATATACCAGATGTATATGCCATTACTTAACCTTTTTGGAAACTTTAGTAGCTTTCTTAGCAACAGTCTTTTTAGCCGCTGGTTTACGGGTAGTGGCTTTTTTAACTTGCGGTTTGCGTTTTTCTTTCGGGACAGGAAAAGGCCAAGCTTTAATATCAGCTTTATCAAAAGTAACTTCTACTTCTGGTTTTTTAAAAAGACCTAGTATCCAACTAATAGCAAAGTTCATTATTTGCTCTTTTTAGCAGGAACTTCTTCAACTGGAGCTTCTTCTACAACTTCTTTAATTAACTCAGCTGGGACGTCTTCTACTACAACAGTTGTTGCTTTTACGTACTGAGCTGTAATATCTTGTACAAACGTAGCATCAGGATGCACGGCGTTTAATACAGAAACCATAGCTTCTGCAGATTTATCATCTAATTTAAAAGTAATCATTTTTATTTCCTTTTTGCGGTTTTAGCAGATTTAATAAAATCCTCTTTAGTAGGCGCACCTTTAGAACCAACAGAGCGCATCTTTTCACCAGAGCCAGCTGCAATACGTGCTTGCTTCTTATGAATGTTTTCGTATAGTCCAACTTTGCCGCCTTCTTTATACTGGGTAAAGTCGGTATTATCCCTGCGGGCTTTCTTTTTCCCACTAGGCATTTTAGAAGGGGCTATATCACCCATACCACGAGAAGCCATCATTAGCACATTGTCCCACGAGTTTTACCGCGCTGAGCAATACCGTTAGCTTTAGCTAACTGAGCAACTTTACCACCTTTTTTCATGCCTGATCTAATACCTTCGCTACCAACAGCAGATTTTTTACCCATGTTTAATGAACGAACTCCTGCGCCCACATCAACTGGAGAGCGTACTGGTTCTGTAGTTGGCATGGCAAAATTACCATCCATGTAGGCGGTTTTAGGTTCAAAATCTTCGCCTTTACTTGTAGCAGCACCGTAGATTTTTTTAGCGCCTTTAACAATAGCTTTTCCAGCGCGTTTAGGAAGGTCTAAGTCTTCTTCGTTTTGTTTACGGTCAATATCAGCTACGATTTGGTCTGGTGATTTAGCCATGATTACATCTTCCCGCCGCCGCACATCTTAACCATAGTACCCTTGGTAAGACCTTTGGTAGCGCATCCGTTAGCAGATGAACGGAAAGAACCGCCGCCAGACAGTTTTAAAGTAGTACCTTTACCGCCTTTGTGTTCTTGGGCATCATGTTGTTTAAATGCTTTTTGGATCATGGCTTTGTCCTGAGACTTATCCATTGCCATATCTTCTTTCATATCGCTCTTAGCCATACCACCACTCCTAAATTTTTTGCCTTTATCGGCGTTGTTAAACTCTTGCCCCACAGATTGTGGGACTCCTACCTTCTTAGCAAATGCAGGATTATGTGCAATAGCTGCCATGAAATTGTGTTGTTTTTTAGACGTACTAGGCATTATTTATTTCCCCAATACC